GCGCAGACATGAACGGAGCGACGAAGCGAAGAGCCTCGGTTGCCGTAGTCCTGGTTGGATCGTAGACGATCTGACTGATGTCCTTGCGGGCCATCGTGTCAGACTTCTTGAGCATCTGGTTCAGGGTGTTGGCGTCAAGGGTGTCGCCACTCTTGCCCACAGACTTCTGGTAGCTAAGCTCCTCGTCCATGAGCTGACGCATACGAGCTTCCTGCGCCTTGAGGTAAGTTGGGTGACGAGACAGTAGGTCGGTAGGGATGGTTCCAAGACGACGGAACCCCTTCTCGATCACACGGTCAATCACTCCCGCCGCAGTGTCGTGGTTGCTCTTAGCGGTCAGACCCCTGACCTCTTCACCGTGGACGACCGGTAGGTCGTCGTGGGCGATAGCCTTACGAACGTCCGCCTCGGTGATGCTGATCCCCTTGGAAATCTTATCAAGGAGCACGGGGTTCTTGGCGGTGTACTGCTCAAGGGTTGCCTTGATGCCAGACAGTAGACGCTCTTCATCTCGGGCTGCTGGCCCGAGCTGTGAGATGTGAAGCTTGCCTGCTGGAGTCTTGAGCCATGCTGCTGCATCGTTCAGACTCATGTCGCCAGCTACGCGCTTGAAGAGATCATCCTGTCCCCACTGGTGGTTCAGCGCGTTAAGCATGGACTCCCAGTAGTTCGGATCGTCCTTCGTCACGCTAGTCCAGCTACCAGTCTTGATCAGGCGCTCGGTGTCGATAGCCTGTCCGCGCTGGAACAGAGTGTGCATAGCCACGTCGGAACTGATCTGATCACGAGGGATTGGGTTATCCCAAGCCTGACTGAACGCCTGCGGTACCTCGATACCACGGTGCTCAATCGTGGACTCACCAAGGCGACGACCCTTCGAGTCGGTCGCATTGCGAAGCAGCTCGTGGGCGTAGTCGGTGTGCTCATCGATTACGTCCTGGTGATCAGCAAGGTCATCACGCAGACCGGCGAGTACGCCGGGATCATGATCCGGGTCCTTCTTCATGATATCGATACGCTTCTGGAGTGCGGTCATGGCATCCTTCTCGTCATCGATACGCTGCATGACTACTGGCCATGCGTCGCTCACGTTGATGCGAGAGGTCTTGCCAATCAGCTCCTTGGACAGCTCCTTCATGGCGGGGTCCAGGACCTTGATCCTAGTCTTCCCTCCGATAGAGGATGCATAGCTTCCCGCGCCTACGACGGCCTTGAGCTGCTGACCACGGTTCAGTGCCCAGTTGACTCCACCGTGAGCACCGGCCATAATGCTAGACATCATGCCGAACTTAATGGCGGAAGCCGCCATCTCCTCAGACGGTGCACGAAGGATGTAGCCTGGACGTAGAAGCGTTGCTGCCTTCCAGATATTAGATGCGCTGTCTGCGACAGACATCACCGCATCCCGCACGTCTCCACCGGACTTCTTGACGCTAGACAGGAATCCAGAATTGCGCTCAAGGAACCTGTTCAGCTCATTCACGTCGAGTAGTGGCTCGGTGTACTGTAGCTGAGTCTTCGCCTGTGGAGCAACGATCCAACCCTCACCGTCCTCGATCATATCAGCGCGGTGGCCAGTCAGAGGGTTCGTCGCAGCAGAGAACTCCTGCTGGTTCGGAATGCTCTTGCCGGTCAGCTTGTTCATGGTAGAGACCTTGCCGGTCTCGATCATTTCACTGATTGCACGAGCGACATCCGGAGTGAGGTTCTTGCCTGCGGACAGGTGAGATACCACATCACGGTTGATCTCTGCTAGCACATTAGACTTAGCGATCTTGTCAGGGGCGCTGCTGTAGGCAGCGACCATAGAGCCACGTAGATCCTGACCTAGACCAGGAACTCGCTTGAGCATGTCCAGTACGCGAGTGCTGGCATCTGGTGCGTTGTGGTCCACAAGGGTCTGAGGTAGCTGATCCCCAAAGGACTGCACGATCCTGAGCGGAACAGTGTAGTAACCCTTCTGGAGTACGCGAGAAGCGAAGTTACCCTCAGTGCTACGTCCGTAACGGTCTACAGTTGCAGCCTTCCAGCTACGGTCAGCAGACTTCTCTGTGTTGATGACGCGAGCAGGACCCATGCGATATAGGTTCTTGAGCGTACCGAACAGGTTAGCCTGACCGGGAGAGAACTCCTCTGGGTGGGTCAGTGCTCCACCTAGCATGTTGCCGAAAGAGTCAGCCTTCGCCTGCGCAGATGCGATCTGCACGTTCAGCGAGTCAAGCTGTCCTGCCTTCCATGCAGAGAAACGAAGCTGGTCAGCAAGAGTGGTTCCTGCTGCGGTTCCTGCCATAGGTCGAACACCGTTAGCAGAAGTGAGAATATCTCCAACCGACTTGCGGTAGACATCAGCCTTCTTCTGTAGCGCTCCGTAGGTGGCATCCCATCCAGCCTGACGTGGTCCAGGAGTAGTGGGCCTTGGGTAAGGTGCCTCAACGAGTCGATCACCAAGCTGTGCACTAGACGTTCCTCCGATTCCAGGACCACCGAGAGCGGCTGGAGCAGAGCGTCCAGCACGCTCCTCGCCCATGAAGTGAGCGAATAGGTCTGGGTCGAACTTGACAGAGTCTACTAGCTGGCGATTGTCGGACAGTCGTCCAACCTGTGCCAGTAGTCCACCGTTCTTCACGGCAAGCTGCTGCGCAGCCGAGTTGTCACCCATCGCAAAGCGAAGGATCATCGGCTTCTCGACCTCGTCGGCGTTCGCAAGGATCTGAGATAGCTGCTCGGTTGCTGGATTCTTACGACGACCCACACCCCAGATGGGGTGCTGGGCAATCTCAGCAGGAGACTTGCCCTCGGTCCAGTCGAAGAACTTGTTGACGTTCTCGGAGCGAGTAGCCTGGTCGGGAGTCTTGCTAAGTCCAGCGGTGATAGACTTGCTGAACTTGTCGGTCATCTGGTTGAAGGCAGATAGACCCTTGGCGTTCTCGGTTGCATCGGTTGCCACGCGGATAGAGCGTACGCCCTTGATTCCTGCGGAGACAGTCTTGAGACCAGAGTAGGCTGGGTCGATACCAACGGAGGTAAGGAAGTCCAGGGAACCAGTGCCCGCAGTGTAGGTCCAACCCTGCTTGTTCCTCCAATAGTCACTGTCATACAGGAAGCGATCCTGCTGACGCGAGATCGTGTCCTTCTCCTGCTTGGTCAGGTTAGCAGCGCCGGTACCAAGGAAGTTGTTGAACAGAGTCTTCTGGCCAGATGCACGAGTAGTGTTCTCATAGTTGAAGACCACCTGAGCTGGGCTGATGTTGTTGGCCTTGTGCCAAGCGTTTGCCCAGTCGTGAGCAGAGAAGTAGTTGGTTGCATTATTGCCAGTAGCGCCGGACCCCTGTCCGGTCGCAGCCATGATGAACAGGGTAGATAGAGGCTGGCTGACCCCATTGGAGTATAGCCAATATGCACCAGAGGCGGTCTTGTCAACTGGATACCACGCTGCCTTACCTACGTCCTTGGTGATTCCCCAACCAGGAACGTGAGACAGCGCACCATCGAGACCATGGCCAAGATCAGACGCCGCACCCATGATGTTCTTCATGAGCCCACCACGAGCGTCACGGGCAGCCTGCTCCGCCTGCTGCTGCTGCTGTGCAGTCATAACCTGGATAGGCAGCGTTGCTAGCTGGACTGCGGTTGCTGGATCAGAGTACATGCCCTGACTTGCGTCAGACATGTCCTGCTGCCACCACTTAGACATGGGCTCTCCTTAGAGCTGAGACTTGAGCTGACGCACGAGATTCCTCGCGGCGTCAGAAGATCCAGGCTGGTTCGCAATGAACTCTAGCGCTGGTAGGTAAGACTGTAGTACCAGATTGCTCTGGGAACTTGGCGTGCTGGACAGGGCCTCTGGCCCTTGTCCTGGTCCCGCCGCCGCTCCATCGGTTACTGGAACGTTGGGCATCGTAGAGTCTGCGTTGAGACCGATGACTCCGGCAGAAGGGTTACCAAAGAGCGAGTTGAAGTTGCTGGCGATCTGACCACTGTTGGCTAGCGGAGCAGAGGACTTGATGTCCTGGTAGTCAGCATTCTCCCCGTACTGCGCGTTCGGCAGCGTGTTGTTTGCGTTGCTAACAGCCTTGTCGGTACGCTGACTAAACTGTCCTGGTCCGGATACTGGTGTGGTCATATCTTCCTCGCTAAGAGAGCGGCCCCGAAGGGCCGCCCGTCAGTCTTACTTGGCTGCCATCGTTCCGCCACCAGGAGTCATCCCGGTGTTCACGATGACACTAGAAGTCCAGTCCATAGTTGGAGCTGGAGAGAAGCGGACAGCAGTGTGAGCAGTAGACTGCATCGGCTGCTGAATGTGTGGAGCTAGAGTGCGACCCTTTAGGGTCTCCCAGTCTCCACTGCGAGGGTGCTGTGGGAACATCCCGTCGCCTCCGCTAGCGTTAGCCATGTCGTTGTACGTCATGCCTTTTCCTTCGCCTTAGCGTTGCTGCGGCGTGCCGCAGGCTTGGACTTCGCAGGATCGTCCTGCTCTAGTTCACCACACTGCCCGCAGCGTGGAGTCTGAGTTTCGTCGGTCGCGTATACTAGATAGCGTCCAACCTTGCAGTGCCAGCAGATGTCACCCTGTGGTGTGTCCACTGGCTTGGTCCAGTTTGCGTGCGTGGTTACCTGGTCGGTCATACTGCCGACTGCCTCCTTACGTTAGCACTCATAGCAGGCTGGCCACTGCCGGTCAGACCAGCTAGGAGAGTTTGCATGTCTCGTCCCTGCTGCTGACCCGGCAGACCGGTGTTGCCTCCAGGAGCCTGTCCCTGGCCCTGTGCGGCCCCAGGAGGGCCGCCCTGACCTCCACCACCTAGAAGTGCTGCTAGAGGGTCCTGGGTGGCACCAGGCTGCTCCTTGGGCTTGAAGACCTTGAGCACAGCATCGTGGAACGGAGTTCCCTTGTCTCGCTCTTCAATGAGCTTGGCCATCTTGGTCAGAGCGTCCATGGGGTCCTGGCCCTGTAGGGACATGGCCGGTACGTTCTGAGCGAAAGCCATCATGCCCTGCTTGAGGGCATCGGTCATCTGCTCGTTATCAATCTGAACCTGTAGTTGAACAACGTCAAGGTCCATAGGGAGCTGTCGCTGTACGAAGTCCCTCGATACAAGCTGATCACCTCGAAGCTGTAGAAGCGCAACGATAGCACGTGCTGGATCTTGTCCAGCGGCAAAGCCGTAAGTAACGTCAGACGTGTAGCCGCCCGCGATGTCCTTCCGAGGTACGTAAGTCTCTTCGAATGGGACACCCTGCACGACTCCCTTGACGGTCTTCTTGTCGCCTGGCCACAGCTTCTCATCCATCTCGAAGCAGAGAGCAATCGCATGGCGGAGCGCCATGGCGATCACATTCTGTCCAGTAGTGATGACAGTGTTGAATCCACCCATGAGGGCCTGGACTCCACGACCAGTGATGATCGAGGCATCCATGTTACCAGAGCGTGCCTCTGGAGTACGGGTACCGACACGAAGCTCCTGCTCTAGGAACTGTCCCTCCTGGAACGCATACTGTGGCACGTCGAGTGCCACCCTGCGAACCTTGTCGGGACTGTCGGTGCGGATGATTGCATCGTCTCCGAAGGTCATCTTCTGCACATCACGAGGAACCGCAAGCGGTGCACGAACAGACTTCTCGGTTGCCTCTAGCCCAAGAAGGGCCATGCGGCTCTTCGCTAGCTGCACCCATACGGCGTCATCGAATGCACCACGTACTTCACGGTCGAAGCCTGGACGCTTGGCGATTGCTACGTATACCTTGCCCAGTGGGTTTGGCATCATCTGTAGAACCTGGTTGCCATGCTGAGGTAGATACATGATCATCTGATCGGCGTCGCAATACTTCACGACCTCGATCTCACGCTCGGCCCAACCCATCGTCTCCTGGCCTCCGGTCTCGTTGGACTGGAGGATACGTAGGAGAGAAGGGAACTTGGCTGCCAGGTGGATAGCCTCCTCGCGCCACACCTTCGAGTAGCTACGGATGCGTCCATAAAGATCCAGTTCTGGGTAAACACCCATCGGATTCTCTACGCGGATGCGCGGTAGCTTGTCCTCGAAGTCGGGCTCGATGACGTAGATGCCCATACCATACGTGTTGTAGTAGTCGCAGAACTCAACCTGCTGACCATGCTGTAGCATGCTGTACTGTACGTAGTGGTTGGCGATCTTCGTACGCTTAGCCATATACTTCTTGGACTTGTCCGTGGTGATCACACCAGCAGAGCAGTTGATAGATGGCATCGTACCCATAACCTCTGCGAGGTCACGAGCAGATGTATCAATCAGGTTGGCGACGATTGGCTTAGGCCAAGCGTCTGGCATCGCACCGGGGATGACAGTGTCGATGTCACCAGAGCGAACGTCGTGAACGTCCCTCATGCGCTGGTCACGATCAGCGGCAGCACGGCGCAGCGACTCGACCTTTAGTGCGACGTTATCGATGGTTAGCGCCATGTGTCACCTCCTTACGACTTTGGAACGCGGAGCTTGTCCCACGTTAGCTTGCCAGGGATGCCGTTGGCATCCACACCCTTGTAGCCGTTCTTCTTCTGCCACCAAGAGTATGCAGCCATGTCAGCCCTGGTGAACTCTGGGCCAGGTCCCTTCTTGTAGCCACGGTAGCCCTCAGCTACGAGACGCTTACCCATTGCAGTGATCAGTGCAGACTTGCGGCCCAGTCGGAAAAAGCTAGCTCCCGGGTACGGCGCATATACAGGGGCTGGCTTGGCAACTGGCTTCCCGGCCCATACCGCCATGGCTCCACGATTGCTAAAAGCCGCCACATCACGATCGGTCCCACCCGCACTACTGTACTGGTGAATGGTCCACGCATGCTGAACGGCTGGCTTACCGGCCGGACTGTCAGGGTCGGCAATCCAGAGAAAATCCCCACAGTAAGAGGAGTGGTCACGGTTCTTCCAGTAGTCCTTGTTGCAGTACAGCCCGACCTTGAGGCCGGGCGCTAGGGCCTTGGTCTTCTTGATGAACTCGTTCTTCTCGGCGTCATCAACGCCGGGAGACTCCCAGTCGAGGACAAGGAACTCTCCAGCCTTCTCGGTCGCAGTCTTAACGAAGTAGGTGGCCTGCGCGTCCATGCTGGCAGAGCTGTCAACGAAGTGGTAGTGCCCAACTACAAGCGCGTGGTCACGCGCGTGCTTGACCTGTGCGTCGTACTTGGGATTCTTGTAGGAGACTCCCTCGGTCGCCTTGACAACGACGAAGTCTAGTCCGGTGATGTCATACGTAGTGCTCTGGTAGCTTGCTACGTCGATACCCTTGATCATGTTATCCTCCCCACCATCCCTCTGGGTCCACCTGCATGGCAACACCCATGAGGTCCAGATCGACAGTGACAGTTCGGTTCTGGTCACGTGGAGACTGGTAAGGGTTGTCAACGTGGAACACGTTGTTGACCTCGTTCACGATCTCTCGTGCGCGGATCTCAGCGAACCACAGTGCCATCACACAGTCTGTCTTCTTCTTGGTCTTGACGCCTGGAGGCAGAGGCTCCCAGGTTGTTAGCTGCTCGATCATGGCCTTGACGCCCTCGTTGTCAGAGCGACGGGGAAGGTGGATCAGAGCCTTCTTGGACTCCCATCCATCGAACAGGGCAGACATGGACGCGACACCGAAGTCGGCGTCCCACTTGTTGTTGCCAGTGTAGTGCTCCTTGAGGATGCAGCCACGACTGGCCAGAAAGTTTCGAATGTCACGGTTCTGGGTGACCATGAGGTTCATGGCGTTCTTCTCGATACGCCACTCCATCACGCCGTACTTGACCGTGAGTTCCTTGATCTTATCGAAGATGTCATCAGGCTTGAGGTTGCCCTTGGTCCAGACGTCCAGGACCCATCGTTCCCCGGTCATCCTGTCCACACCCATCACGACGCTGGCACTGTTGCCCGTCATGGCGGGGTCGAAGC